ACTGGTGCTTTAACAGTAACTGGTGGTATTACAGCATCTGGCGAGATTACAGCTTACTTCTCAGACGAACGTTTGAAGATGGACATCAATCCAATTCAAGATGCGTTGAGTAAAGTTATGGCAATTGGTGGTTATACATACAAGGCCAACGAACTAGCTCACGAATTAGGTGTTTCACGTTACGACAACCAAATTGGTTTATTAGCCGGTGAAGTTGAAGCAGTTATGCCAGAATTGGTCACAGAATCTGGTTTAGCTGGTTACAAAACTATTCGTTATGACAAAGTTGTATCCGTATTAGTTGAAGCTATCAAAGAGCAACAAGCTATGATTGAAGAACTTCGTAGGGATGTTAAAAAGACTTTACATTAATTTGTAACAAGAAGGGAGATTAATCTCCCTTCTTATAAGTCGAAAACATTATTTACGATAAATAATTCATAGAGGAGATTCTAAATGGCTTTATTACCAGCAACAGGAACAGAAATTGTAATGGGTAGAGTACGTAAAGCGTATAATAACGTTGCACCGGCAGCAGGACAGAATATTAGTTTACGCGGTACATTGGGCGCACTAGTAGGTCAATCAACGGGTGCTATTACACTAAGTTCTACATTCGGCGGAAGAACAACACCTTACGCTCACTAAAATAAGAACTACTAATATAAATACCTTGAATAACTTCGAGGTATTTTTTTTATGACCACAAAAAAGACAAACAAAACAGTAGCAATTGAAAGCAATCCTTTACAAGGATTATTTGATATATGTCCGTACCCTACTTTCAGTGATTTTGAAAGACAAAATTTTCAAAATCAAACAGGTACTGCATTCGCTAGATATATTATCGAAACTATTAATAGACTTCGAAAAATTGACAGCGATTTAGAAATAGAAACAAGAACATTTGAAAAAAATTGCTTACTTGCTGAAAAAGAAAAACTACAAGCCTTTTTAGAAGGCGAAGATCAAAAACAACTAGAATCTGCTATTACCAATTGGGAATTCGTTGAAAAAGAATATTGGTCTAATTTCTTAGGCAAACAAGCCGCAGTTGAAATTTTAACTTTAGGCAAGCCATCATATGAAACTATGAATAAAATGGTAAAGTTGCCTGAAGATTTGTACATTAAATCTACACAAACATGTGTTAGACTTGCAAATGCAATTAAATCAGCAACAGAACGAGCAGAAACAGAATTGGGTATTGTTCCTCAAACGGAATCTGGACCACGCAAACTAGCACTTAAAAAAGTTAAATGAATTTTACCTACGAAAAATATGCTGATGTTAAATTAGCAATTTGTATCCCAGCCAGAGATATGATGCATACTGCAACTACTTTTGCATTATGGAATCTTTGTGCTTATTTAAAAAATGTAGGGGTTAATAGCACCTTGTTTATTAGCCCAGGTACACTTATTGCTAATCAAAGGCATGAGCTAGTTAAAAACGCACAAGAGTGGGAAGCAACTCACGTTATGTTTATTGACAGCGACATGACATTTGATCCTTTGCATGTTCTACGTTTGTTAGATTTTGATGAAACCATAGTAGGTGCCGCTTATAGCAAGCGAGTTGAACCACTCATAGTAACAGCTTGGACTGAAATAGACAACTGGGATTCTTGGGTAGATCCTGCTCAGCAAACAGAAAGTCATATTAAAGTAGAAGCAATGGGTCTAGGATTTTGTCTTATTAAAATAGAAGTATTTGAAAAACTCAATCTGCCATGGTTTCAATTAGGATTTTATAACGGTCAATACACCGGCGAAGATATTGAGTTTTTCAGAAAATGCAACGACTACGAAATAGATATATGGCTAGATATAGCCACTACCTGCGAACTGGGGCATGTAGGAATTAAGAACTATAAAGTCGACGACGATATTGTTGTAGACCTTGAAACTTAACTAACCATTTGTTTAGTCTAATTAAATTATAATCCGTAGCCAGTGTAACATCATCGGCTACAGATTTTTGAATTGTTAGATCTTTTTCGATTAGATCAACTAGTAAATCTAGAGTAGCATCATCTAATGACGTTAATAATTCTATTAACGGATGATCTACTAATTCCATATTAAGTAAATGTACAGTCTGTAGATACCATCTCTCAACATAACTTACTTCTTGTTTGAACAGGCTGTTTAATAAAGGATTGTCTAGTCGACGATCCCAGCAATGATATAAATCAACGCTTTTAATTCGTCGTAATTTTATCTTCTTGGGAAATGGAATTATCTCTGCTGACATTCTTTTTATCAATCCAACTATAGAAGTTTTTAAATTTTTTAATTAGTCTACTGGAACTAATCATTTGGCGTGCTTTTGGGTGCAATGGACTAGGTAAATTATCTATACTAGTCCATGAATATCCTGAATTTTCCCAATTGAGCTCGGGTATAAATTCTTTAGCCACTAATACTACAAATGTATCATAGACAAAATCTTTCGCTCTACTTTGGTATCTATGTAAAGGAATTATTTTTTTAATTTTAGTAAGTTGAAGTTCTTCTTCTAATTCTCTGCGTAAGCCGTCGATCTCTGATTCGCCTAGTTCTACTCTGCCACCGGCAAAGGTCCAAGTATCAGGATAACTTTCCTCAGGACTTCGCAGTACAGTCATTACTCGACCCGACTGTTCGCTGACTATAATAGCCCCTACTCCTCTAAACTGTTTCAAAGATAAATTCTCCACCATCCATTTTGATACGTGCCTTCAAAGACACTAATCCATTGTCCTGCTCGCCATTCATATAATATGTTAGTAGTTGTATTTAATACTATTGCATCACTATTAGCAGACGAATTAAAACTTATAATCCAGTTACTGCCGTTGTATTGTATAACATCATTGGCTTTAGCATCTGTAACACCCCAGTAATTATTATTAGGAACATCTTCTAAAACTAGATAACGCTGACCTGTTACTGCCGCAGGTAAATTTCTACCAGGAGCAACTCGACTAGGATTAATAATAGCATTAATGGCAGCTAGACTGGCACTGGGTAAACTATCTTGATCTACATCAATGACCGCAACATTAGGATTGTCTTGATCTATTTCTGCAATCACAGCCACAATATCATTGTTAGGGTCTGTGGGATCGCTGCCTCGACGTAGTCGTAGATTACTGATACCTAATCTAATATCACCGAACGGTGTTAGCAAAGTTTCCCAAGCAAGTAAATTACCCTCATCGTCATTGAGCCCGCCTGATTTGTTTAACAAAGTAGCACGGTCGCCTTCGATTCTGACTTGCAGTTTTAAATTTTCAAATGTAACTACGACCCATTGCTTGTTAGGAACTGGATCATCTTCTACCCAATCTAATTGTTCTTCTTCTTTTAATTTTTTAATCTCATTTAAAATTGTATGTATAAGTGTTTGACGTTTAACTTTAGCAGGCGGATTAATTAACACAGGTATAGTAAAGTTTAGTGCCGCCACGTCAATGATATCGTCTGTACCCTGTGGTACTTGACGTACACTCCAAATAACGTTGACTAATTCAGTGTAGGTTAAGTTTGACCAATCAAAGGGATTACTGTTAGATTTTAGGTTAATACTAGGATTAAACAATACTAACAACTGTTCTATTAATTGTAGTTTTTGATCAGTGTTACTGGTCCATATGTCTACTTGAACAGTTAAATCGTAAGGCACAGGCATATAGCGTTCTACAGTATATGTATTGCCAACTTCGCCATCTATATAATCTCCAGTTGTGGGATCTACTTTCTTTTCATAGACCTGCACCTTACTTACGTGAGTAGGATTACTTCTACGTTCAGCACTGATCTGTAAATCCGTAACATAGCAACTGATAAACGGAACAGTATTCATCATATTCTCACTTTGGTTCTTAAGAACGTGAGCAGCCATACGATTGATATCACCATAGCGGACAGGTACTTGAATGTAGCTTTCGTTACCATTTCTGTCCTTGCCAGTTTTAACCGAAAATCCTCCCAGGATACGCATAAACTGCGTTAGGTATTTTCTAATTTGTTCGTCGTAAAAATATTGTTGCATAATTAATAATCTGTTTTAGGTAACACTACTTGGCTTAATGCTTGACGTTCTGGGAATTCTTGGTTATTAACAATAGTAGTAGCTTCGTTGTTAATAAATCCAGCCGCGTTAAGAACTTTATCTTTTAAATCAACAGGACCATTAGCAGTTTGCATACGTTGCCATCTTGTTCCACGATAAGCAAACAATGCCGCTGGCTGGTAATCTGTACGCAAGAAAAAATCTCCTTGATGCGGAGTTAATGGGAAACTTAGTCCAGATGCTACTGTTTCTCCATGATCATAAACTGGGTTAGCATCTGCTTGATATGGCTTGACTGTATCTTGTAATATATTGCTGCCATCATCTAAAATTGTAGGAGCAAGTTGTTCGCCTCGTTTAATGATAGCATTGGATATTTCTAGTTCTCGTTGATACGTGCTTAATGCATCTTTTAGTGTGTCGACTCCATTGTCTGAAGTCTGTGATAATATGTCTTTGTATTCTTGTGCATCGGTCATAGGACTGGCTTTGATTCGCCAAATGTGCGGATACCAAGTTTGACTAAAACCTTCTGCGGCACGACTAGCGTCTTGAATAACATAAAACTTATTAATAGCTGGTTTGCTTTCATCTAACAACAAATCATCACGAATGTGCGGCAATTCAATGACATCTCCAGCCATAAGTTTCCTGCCCATACGGTCGACCATGTCATTAGTATGAAAGCTAATGTAAATGGTATCGGCACTTAGAAATAAACCGAATTGTGTTAAGTCGAAGTCTTGATCACCTACATTATAAACTCCACGAAGTTCGTAGATATCAGGATCATAAATTCTATCACGAGTTTCTAAAAACAATAAGTCTTGAATCTTAGTTTCGTTGAGAACATCGTCGGCTCTGTAGTTAGGCTTAGTTGGATCAGTGCTGGCACCCTGATCTGCTGGTTGTAAATATTTGTGGATCAACACGCCAGTACCGCCTACCATAAATTGTTCACGGATAAGTCTATCCATAAAATGATAGTCGTTAGTTTTCTCGGGTTTCCACAGGCTTAGTCTTGGCATAGTAATACTATTTACCTATTACTTTTAATTGGCTATCTGGACAAACTTACGATTTAATTGACACAAATTCAATCCTATAGTATAATACACTATACACACAATTTGGAGCGGTTATGATGGAATACGATGTGGACGCAGACAGTCCAAAAGTAAAAAAGTTTTTGCATAGTTTGATGCCATCGTTTATCAAACAGTTGGGATTGGTTAACAGCAAACGAGCAGTCCTAGTAAAGGTTACTAAGGACTTGGAAGACGATTTCCAAGGTGCTACAATGAATATCGAGCTAGCCGATTGTATGATGGTATTGATTAAAGCACCAAAGCGTCTTACCCCAATGCGATTGATGGAAATGTCTACCACTTTAGCACACGAAATGGTGCATGTTAAACAATTGGCTAAAGGGCAAATGAAATTCCTTCCAAATGAAGCTAGGATTTGGAAAGGTAAACGCTATTCCAAAAAAACAAAGTATTTAGATCAGCCTTGGGAATTG